AACCCACGCAGCCAAACAACTTCCGCAACTGAAAGGCTTGAAGTTGAGTTTCCATTTACGGTGTAGGTTGTGTATAGAATTAAAAAATAATGATGTACAGACACTTGTTATAATAATTTGAATCATTTCCTAATATGTTTTTTTAGTTCGTTTTTGGTTTGTTTCAAAGTTCTTATGATTGACATATAAGGTATACCTGTCTTTCTACTTAATTCCTTTGCGTTTTTATTAAACTCAAATGTATACAGGTTTAATATTTCTTTTTGATACCAATGTAGTTTTTCTATGCCATTTTCCATAATATCTATAATACTATTTTGCTCCACTTCAACTTGTTCATTATCTTCATATTCTGTATAGTTCCTGTACTTTTTCCAAAATTGGCTTCTGTCTGATTTAATCATATTAAGCATAGTTCTTACTATGTAAAATCTTATTTCACCTCTTTCATATAAGCCAAATAACTTTTCATCATCCATTTCCAATAATACCATAAATACTTCAACCTTCAAATCATATTGCAATTCTTCAGGTTGCATCTTTGCAAAAGCCTGATTTACTTCATCATTAAGCCAATATTGCTCTATAATTTTATTTTTGTCCATTCAACTAAAGCAGGTTTGTTATCTACTTCAGTACAAATATAGACTAAACTTCCACATTTCCAACAATCTGTAAATCTTTCAATTTGTTCTTTACTTAATTTATCACCTAGTTTTTTAACTTCTACCATAACATATTTACCTTCTTGGTTATAACCCTGTAGGTCTGCCCATCCTTTTTCTATAGTTCCTTTTCTTCTGCCATAAGGTATATTATTAACTCTATTTAGTCTTACACCTATGTAACCTAAATTTAACTTTGCCCATTTTGTAAGTTCGTTTGCTGAAATATCCATAATTTTTCGTAGAATTCTTTTGTGAATAAAAGCCTGTCTTTATTGTTTTCTAAATCAGGTATAGATAAATAGCAGTCTTTAAAGTTATTTGTATAGCACCACTTTACAATTCCGTAATGGGTGTACCTAACTTGATAGGTTTTCAAAATATTTGACAAGTGCTAATTTTTTACATTGTGTATCAACAAAATTTTCATCCTTAATTCTTTTATTAAATTCTTTTGCATCAGTTCCATACATTTTATTAAGTTTTTCAATATTATCTTCTCTAACTATCCTAATAATTTGTAGCATTTCCTGTGTCTCAAATTTAAGTTTACCCTGTTTTAATAAAATATCAAATACCTTTTCTGCGTTAAATACCCTGTTAAAGTCATTTCTAGCCGATTCTAGCCACTCTTTCTGTGTAAATGATACTATCTGTTCATCAGTTAATTTTGGTTGCTCTAATTCGTTTACAATAGGTTTTGCTATTTTCCTTACTTCATTAGCTTTTTTAGTATATGCTACCATCACCTGACCAATAAACTTTGGGGAAAACTTTTCATAGTGTTCTGTACTGCAATCTAATTTACCCTGAACTGCCATTTTAAATGCAATTCTAAATTCTTGTATAGTATACAATGGGTAGCTAGTTCTAATAAAATCTTCTATGATTGCCATTTCTTCTTTAGCAGGATAGTTTTTAAATCCTAACAAAGTAAAAATGTAAGCAAGGTTTTCCCTTAATGTAATTGGTGAAACTAGGTTTAGTTTATCACCATTAAAAGAATTTAGTATTTCATTATCAACTATGTACCCACTCTTTAAGGGCTGCCATTCTTGATTCACTTGTAGTGCCTGTGCTAAATGTTTTTGAATTTCCATATCTTAATTTGTTTTTTATCCAAGTATTTACTCTGCGTTTAACATCAAAAAATTTTTCTAGTTCATATCGTGTTTTTCCATTCTTGTCAGGCTCACACCAATATTCAATAAATTCATCATAAGATTCACCTAATAATTCCTTATGTAAATTTATATTATTTATAAATATATCTTTAGTATTTACTTTTATTTCCTTTCCTTTCTTTTCCTTTCCTTTGTTATCTTCTGTTATGCAGTTGTTATCTTCTGTTATAATTGTGTTATAACTACTTGAACCCCAACGCTTTTCCATTCCCTTTTTTCCTGCATTAGATTTTAAATTTCGTTTTTCATCTTGAATTTCTTTGTTTATTAAAACTCTTTCACTCCAATAAAATTCTCCATCTGTAACAAAAAGTTCTGCTTCTAAACAAGTGTTATAGAACTGTAATAACTTATCTATATCAATGTTAATTTGGTATGCAATTCCGTTAATTAATTTACATCTTAATTTAGAATCCTGTGTTTGATGTAAAAGTTCAATAAAATACCAATATAAACCATAACCTTCCATACCATAGATAGACCTCAAATAAAGAATCTTTTCATCGTATGCTGCATTTATATCGTGGCTAAAATAATAAGATTTGTTTTTCATAATAAAAATAGGGTTTGGAATTCCTGCTAGTCGCATTAGCAGTTCATCCTCCCCCTAATATTGTTCTTAAACTATATGCGACATAGTTGTTAGTTAATTTTGAACAAAGGTATTAAATTTATTGATTTCATTTTCAATTTCATCAATTTTATTTTTATACCATTCTTCAGTTGTGATTAAATCTCTAGCAGTAGAAACATTGTAAAGTACAGTTGTATGGTCTTTAACACCTATATACGGTGCTATTTCCTTTAGTGATAATGAAGTATGTTTCTTTAATACATACGCTGCAGCCTTCCTAGCAAATACAGTATTCTGCATTCTATTCTTTGCTAATACATCTGTATCAAAAACATCTTCAACTAATCCAACTAGTTTCTTCATTGTTACTCTATTATTATTTCTACTTCTATCATCTCTCTCTATTAGATTATATGCTATCAATGTATTTTTAAATTGCTTTAAATTTTTCTTTTGTGCCTCATATAAATCTATAATGTTTGCTTCTATTGTTTGCATATTTAAAATTCTAAATCATCTTTGGGTTTATAATTATCTTCATAAATTTGGTAATCAGGGTGCTTTGCTTCTGTCTTATAGGTGTTAACCCACATTGAATATTTCTTATCTTCAATTGTAAAGCTAATAACTTCACCTTTAGCAGTTTGCTTTTTCCAAGCACCATACTTCTTTTTTAATTCTTTTTCCATTAGTTTTTATTTTTTAAAAGTGAATACTGTGCAACATATTTAGGTTTGCTTTTATTTCCTACATTAACAATCTTTGTATTAATGTTATGTCCTTCATCACGAAGATTAAAAATTAATGCAGCTAGTCTTAATGTACCATACTTTTTTAACGCTACTAATGGTGTTAGCGGTTGACTTTTAAGGTGGTTAAGCACCATAGTTTGTTGACTCATTTTGTCGGTTTTTAATTTTAGAAAAATTGTATTGATTGTTTAAAGAAATTGCGTTTTCAATTGGTTCACTATTACTATATCTAGTTGATACTTTTAATTGTTTGAACCATTCATTTAGTGTTAGTTTTTCTTCAGGTAAAGCTATTCTGCTTATTTTAATTCCCCAAATATTTTCCATAGTTATTTATTTTGATTTTGGTTAATACTTCTTAATGCCTTTTCGTATTGCTCTATAGTTGTTAAAGCACTTATTTTAATTGCTACTTTTTGTTTCATAGTTTCATCCCAAGTAGTATTCTCAAGCATTAAGATTAATTCCATTCTTTTCTGCTCACCTACTTCATCCTTATGCTCATTAGTAGCATCACTATCTTTTGTGTCATCAATAGCAAATAAACCATTGAGTGCATATTTCCTAGCATAGCTTGATGCACTACCTGTTATCTGTGCTGCATCCATTCCCTTTTTTACTTCTTCTTCTCGTGCCCAACCATTAACACTTATTACATCATCAGTAGCATCTAATAGTGTTGCAGTAGCTTTAATATAGATTCTGTCACCTACCTGCACTACTTCATCACTTACTACTAATGCAGTTCCATATTTGTTTAGTATGGGTTTGACTGCTTCAATGATATCTTCAGCACTTCTGTACTTGTACTTCCCAAAGTTATTTGTTTGATTCTTTGGTGCTTTTAATTCTGCTTGAATTTTTACTAGGTTCATAGTTGTTTTTTTTATTTATTAATTTTCAAAGTTTTCAAATTGTTCTGTTCTGTCTGCTAATGGTATATAATTATTATATGATATTGGTTTTGCAGTTGGGTATGTTTTGCCATAATATTCACCAAACTTTTTTTTAGCCTCCTGATACTTTTCGTAGTATTCTGATTTAAAAAATCTATGGCAATGTTCATACTTGTCTCTCCAATAGTCTAGATTAATTCCTAGTTCATTTAGTTTATTGTCTTGTGTTAATGCGTGTCTCATATTATAATTCATTATAGTTTTCAACTAAACAATCCCAAGCCACATTAGTTCTTTTATTAAATGCTCTCCAATATAAACTTTGAATATCTAAAATAGCAAAGTATTTTAAATCATTAATGTAGTAAGTACTTGTTAATTCATTGATTAAAATTTTTGTACTGTTTGGATACTCAATTAAATCTTCATTAAGAAGTTGTAAAATTTCAGGTCTTAATTTTTTTAATAAATTTGTCATAGTTTTTGTGTTTGTTTATAAAGCAAATCTACAGGCTTTAAACTATATATCCTAATATTATACCCACTATTTTTGCCAATTTTATAAACGGTAAATATCAATGATAAGCGGTAATACTAAAGAATTTAGTTATTTACTTCCATCTTGCAATGGTAAAGACTTTGAATTATCTACCCTTCGGTAGTGTTCCCCCCATATTGTATTGGTAAGGATAATAGCTTTAGATTCTATTTCTTCTTCTTCCGCTTCAGGAAAAAGTATGTGCATTGATTCGTGAATAATCAACTCTAAATGCTTTTTAGATTTAACCCTGCTATCTATTTCTATTTCATTAAAGCCACAATGAGCAAAGCCATAGACCTTTTCTCTACCCAATTTTCTATATATGACTTTAATCTTTTTCACGACTTTAGCAATGCTTCATCAGGTCTGTCAATTTCTTTAACTTCTATTTTTTGCCCACCTCTTATTTTGGCTAACATCTTTGATATATGACTTTCAACTGCATAGTATTCCTGCAATCTTACAACTAGCCACGATTCTTGTTCGCTTAATGTCCATTTATTAAAACCCTTTGGCATTTTCATCTTGTTTAGTTTTTATAATTTTTTTGAGATAAATACTTAAATCTAAAGCCTCCTCGTATGCGTGTTGCAACCATTCCTGTTCAGTTAAATCCTTTCTGTCCATAGTTGTTCCATACTCCATACGACCTTTCTCCTCTCTATATAGCAAATCATCTATAATTGAATATAATAGTTTACTCATTATTTATCTGTTTTTGAATGTATTTTATTACAGGTTTTACAAATGTATTGTATCTTCTTAACCCCTGATGCAGTTGTTCTCCTATTATTTATAATAAGGTCATCACTTCCACATTCAGGGCAGCTACCTTTATCCTGCCCAAAGATAACACCATAATGGGTTTTAGCAGGGATGTGATTGTTTAATGCCTTGTGTACTTTCTCTAGTAGTACTACATCCTGAATACAATAGTCTATCATTGTGTTCATAGCAGTCTTATCATTCTTTAGCATTATATCCTTCCACAAATCAAAGTTGGTATGGTTCTTTTGACCTAGACCTAAAAATTTACCTATGTAATCAAGCCTGTTTGAATTGAATTTAAATTTAGACCTTGCAACTTTTAAAGTATCTATTGTATTATATGTAGGAAACATTTGTATATTATGGAATAAACATCTAGTTCTAATCCACGATAAATCAAACTTGTCGCCATTGTGACCTACTAATTCATCTGCAGTATTTGCAACTGCAATAAAATCCTGTAGAAGTTTTTTGTCGCATTGTTTCTTATCCCATTGCAAATAGTAAACATCTTTATCTTCTTCCCATTTATAGCAGATACAAATAACTGCCCTTTCTTTTATAATGTTTTCTGTACCTATTTGTAATTTGTAACCTGACTGCCAAAATAAACCAATGTTTGCAGATACTTCAATATCAAAGTATAGCCTTCTCCGTTTTGTTTGTAGCATAATATTTTTTGTAGTGTGTAGTTCCTAATGTTTTATATGCTATTAAAACCTCTTTTCTGAACCTATTTGAATAAGAACAATGAACCCAATCAGGGTTTGTATCATTGCCTAATTCCCAAATAAGTTGGTCAAATGGAAGTTTGTCTTTTATGAAATGAAATATCTCTGCATTGGTTACACCATAGTTAGTGCCATCCATATCTATATCAATAGCCTGTCCAAAAGAGTGCTGCGAAGTATTAGCACCCCCAATTTTAGCGTTTAATTCTTTAGACCTATATCCACTTGAAATAAGTATAGGGCATCTAAAATTTGCTCTAATAGGCTCAAAGATGTTTTCAGCTAGTTCTTTTAGGTTAGCTATGTGTTCAGGTGTTGGCATATTGGTAATGCCATTACGTTTTGCAGATTCACTACGAATTAATTCTGCTAATGTAAGATGTTCAGATATGACCATAAAAATCGTTTAATTAATATGTATCCAATTAAAATGCCTAATAGTGCCCAAAAACGCCACATCCACTTATTGCTAGTCTCTTTATTGATTTGGGAATTAACCTTGTAAAAACGCACAGAATCAAGCAATATGCCTAATCTACGAGTATCTACTATATAACCTGTGTGAATTTGGTGAACCTTAATAGTCTTAACTATGGTTTTACCTGCCTCTTTAATGGTTATGTATTCTTTGTCGTTAAGAGTAATTGTATCTCTTTGATAGTTAGTAAAGGTATCAACAAGTAGGGTAGTGTCATATTTTGTAATTATGGTAGTATCATTTGCACAGGGTCTAGTTTTTTCTAATTCCCTAAACACTCGTTCGCTACTTTCAAGATTATTAAGTACAGTTCTTTCAGCCTTCTTAATTGGGTTGCACCCTAGCATAAATAATGCCAAGATTATGATTATCTTATTTGCCATATCTTTTGTCGTGTGGATTTAAGTAGTTTATAATAATAGGCAAAATTGAGATTATTCCTGCGTTTAAACAATCTTTTAATGTTATTAAATAAATATTCCCTTTCATTACAATCATTGTAAGTATTGCTGAAACAAAGACTTTTAACCACGAACCATAAATACTATTTAGGAATTTCATCTTTCTTTATCTTTTTAGTTGCGTTGTAATAATAACGAATGGCAAAGATACCTGAAATAATAGCAGTGAACCCTGCTAATAAAGTAACAAAGGGTTGTACCTGTGTTAGCGTTAAGGATGCAGCGGTTAAGCTAATCCCTGTATTAATGAGTGCACTGCTACTATCTTGTGTCATTACAATTCTTCTTCTTCTTCTGTTATAAATGCGATACCTGTTGTCCAATCTTGAAGGAATGTAAATTCTTTAAGTCCTGAAGAATTAACCACTTCAATAGGCTTAAACTCAAACTCCTTTTCTCCTAGTTCTTTAACTTGAGCAGTTAGTTTCTTAATTGATTCTTTAGTAAATTTATAAGAACCTTTCTCATCTAAAAGCAAGACATCTTTTTCGCCTACTGCTGCATTGTCAAGTCTTAATTCCTCAACTTTTGCTTGGTAATCTTCGTGATGGGCTTTAACCTTCTCGTAGATTTTAAATAGCTTCTTTTGAGTTTTTGTTTCCTGTGAACCTATAACCGCATTAATTGATGCGACTAGGGTGTTTAGTTGTTGATATTTCATTTGATTGATTTTTTACAAATATAGTTAATTGTTATAGGTTTTCTATCTCTCGTTTTACTTCATCCCAATATTCTAATTCCATTTCGTGCATATTCCTTCTTAATGTTACTATATGCTTTAAATCTAATATTTCCTCTACTGCTATTAATGCACATTGTTTAGCATCTGCCATTGAAATCATCATATATGAATTTTCACTTGTTCTAATTTCAAGTAATCTAAATTTATGTGCTAATTCAAATGCTTTTTCTTTTGGTGTCATAATATTGGTTTTGCCAAAATTAGTACTATTCGGTTACTTCAGCAACTACTTCAGGAACTATTGGTTCAGGCACAGGTGGAACATAATCCCCTATGATTGTAAGGTTAAGTTGGTCAGTAGATGCTGCCCAATTCCAACAATACTCATCATCATTACCCCAAGCAGCGTAGGCTTCCCCACTCATTGTTAAGTTGCCTTGTGCTACATTAGCTAAATCACTATCTAATAAAGAATAGTAAAACGATGCAGATGAACCTAGCACCCCACCGATTACATACATATTAAAGATTGTTGCAGTTACTGATTTTCCGTTTATCCAACTTTGGATAGGAGAAATTTGTTTCATATTTTATATTTTATTTTTTTAACAAGAAACAATTGATAAAATTACTCCCGATGTGTTAACTTGCAATGATAACGCACCATAAGAATAGTTATATATCCATCTACTTGAACTAAATGTTTTAGCCGTTGTTAATGCTCTATTAGTATATAATTGAGCACCAACTGCAAAAGTTGATGAATATAATATTTGGTCTTCTAACCCCATAGGAAGACAACTTGTTACATTGGTAGAACTTATATCAAAACTAGCTTGTAATATAAAGTCTAATTTAGTTAGGCATTTTGAATTAGATACACCTGTAAAAGTATCATAAAGATTCATTGTGCCATCATTAACATAAAAGTAAATGCCATAAGTATTTAAGTCTCCAACAGTCATTACCTCTCTTGTATTTGATGGAGCGGTTGGATAATAACTTCCGTAAAAGCCACCTGTTGTAACTCCATCTAAAAATGCCTTAAAGGTTACTAATTGATTGTTAGCGTTACCCGCCCAAGTATCTGCCATATTAATTAATTTTAGCTTTTAGTTCTTTAATCTCTTGCTCTAATTGTGCAATTTTCCAAGTATGTGCTTCGTTATAATTAACAGTCATCATACCATCTTTATTTGTTTCTATTGCATCCGGAATATATTTTAAAACATCTTGTGCTGAATATCCCCAATGCGTTTTATTATCTCTAGCATCTTTCCAATTAAACGATATAGCACCAAAGTTATTTGATTGACTTGTAGTTAAAATATTTTTTAATCTAATATCCGAACTTTCATAATAAGCAGAAGCTAAAACGCTACCATTTACTTGTAATAAATAAGCACCTTGGTCAGTAGTATAACCCATCCATATCTCACCTCCACTTGTAATACTCATTCTTATTGTAGAAGCATCATTTGTTGCAAAATATAAACCACTAGCACTTGCTAATGTTGGAGTATAATCACTACCACTACCTAACCAAGTAGCATAAGGATATAAACCACCTAAAAATGTAGTAGAATTAAATAATTGGAATACACCACCTGTTGTTCTAAAAGTACCCCCTGCCGTTACACTACTAGAGAATGTAGCTGCTCCTGTGGATGCTGCAAATCCTAAAACTTGAGTATTATTTGCATATAATTGTAAAGCACCTGTTGAGTTATTACCACTCATTCCAACAAAACTAGAAGTAGGACCAAAGTTTAATAATGCAGTAGTTCCAACAATTACGCTACCACTAAATGTAGCACTTGTTCCACTCAATGCCCCACTAAACCTTCCTGTACCATTAACATCTAGCTTGTATAAATTTGCAACTGCTGAATTACCAATTTCAACATTCCCACTTGTAGTTATTACAAGGTCTATATAATTTTCTCTACCTGATAAAGCCAATGGATTATAAACACCACCACTAATGTAATTTGAACTTATTAAATTATAGCCACTATTATTAGGCCTTACATATACTGCGTGTACATTTGCGTATTCAATCATTTCTAATGCTAAAGGTCTTGCATTAGCAGCATTAATTACAAATGTTCTACTTCCTAATCCTGTACTATTAAATCCACCAAATCCACCACCATCATAAAACGCACTATTCCCTATTGTACTTGCACCTGTAAATTTAGGTAGGTAGTTGGTAGTTCCTGTTCCTGTTACAGGATTAGTTAAAGCACTTTGCTTATTATTGAATGTTGTCCAATCCGCACTTGATAAAGCACCTCTATTCGCTGCACTTGCAGTTGGTACATTTAAAGTAATTACAGGAGTTGTAGTTGAATTAGCTACACTTGAACTTAAATCCGTTCCACTTGTACCTATTGTTAAAGCAGCTACGCTTGTAACTGTTCCTACACCACTGCCGCCTACTAATGCTATTGTTCCTGTTGCAGCAGGGAATGTGTATTGATAAGGTAAAGTTCCACTAAAATAAAAACTATTTGAATATGTATCAAAGTCAATATTTATACCCTTATTTCCCGAAGCTGAATAAGCAGAAAGTCCAACATAACCTGCTAAACTTGCTGAAACATTATTTTTTAATATTACCCCACCATCAAACTTTGTAAAAGTAGAAAATGTTTTTGCACCTGTGATTGTTTGCGTACCTGCTAAAGTAACATAGCCACTTAATGCAGAACTTGTAATATATCCTGCACCATTTGCTATTTGACTATTGTCAGTTGGTATTGTTATTACCCCTGTCGTTGAATTATAAGCACCACTACCTGCAACGAATGATAAAGCTAATCTTGCCCTTGAATCCGTAAAGTAAAGGTTACCACTTTCAGTAACTTGTGCAGTTGTATAATCTCCACTTGTTGCAACTACTGCTCCTGTTCTACCGAATACCGAAGTAACAGGATAAGATATGTCGCTAGTTAAAGCTAAAGTTCCTGTTGCATTAGGAAAAGTAAAAGTATATCCTGTTGCACTTGGTAAAGTAAAAGTATTACTAATACCACCACCACTTGTGAACTTAACCCCATTGGTTAATCCACCTATATTCATATAACCTGCTAATGAGTTACTTGAAGCATTTTGTAAAAATATGCCTCCGTTGTTTTTAGTAGCATCAGAAAAAGTCTTTGTTCCACCTATTGTTTCATTGCCTGTATTATGAACTACTGCACTATCTAAAGCGTAAGTGTTTGAATCAACTGTGCCATCAGCCTTTAAGAATTGACTTGAAGTTCCACCACTTTTTACTAAAGTAGTTGCTTCTAAAGTACCTACAATCGTTGCTGCGTTTCCGCTACCACTTGTCTTGTTTATGTATAATCCTTCGCCTGCTCCACCTTTTGTGATATTTAAAGCAATACCCCCACCGCTTGAATGGTTAATAGCAAAAGTATCACTACCACCACTTGATGCAAAAGAACCTGTTGCACCTGTAATCAAATCAGCAGTTAAATCATAAACACCTAAATCTACATTTGCAGTTGCTCCTGTATATGGAACATACCCTGTTAAAGTAGGGAATGTTGTCAAGTTTCCTGCTCCGTTTACATATTGAAGATTTGTACCGTTGAATCCTATGTTAATCGTTCCGCTTGTAGTAATTGGTGAGCCTGTAATATTTAAACTATCTCCGCTTTCGGTAACCGCAACACTCGTAACTGTTCCTACTGCACCGCTTGACCTTTGCCATATTGAACCGCTATAAATAACATAATCACCTACTGCAAAAGTAATTGCACCTGCTCCAAAGTTTACAGAACCTGCTGCGTTACAAATATAAACATCACCTGTATCACCTGTTCCATTAGCTAATGTAGGAGTATTTGTTGCTGCACTCCACATACCTTTGTATTCCATTATAGAACTAGGTAATTGAGATACAGGAACTTTACCTGCACTATCCAATGATGCGTAACCATTAGATGCACCTTTTTCACTTCTTAACTGATAAGTATCTAATAAGGCTTGACTAGGAAAAGTTTGTACATAAGCACTACCACTCCATAAATAAAGTTTATTAGTATCCTTTGCACAATATATAGTATCAATAGTTCCTGTTACAGGAAACGCTGCCAAGTTAGCATAAAAAGAAACTGACCCTGCAAATAAAGAAGCAATCTGTTCAAGTGTAATCTTCTTTGAAACACCTGTTATTGGGTCGCCTATTATTGTTAAGTCAGTTGATGCAGGTGACATCTCTGTCGCCAATTGATTTATTTTTTTAGATTCCATTTGAAGGTATTTGACAAGTGTCGTTTAATGAAGATAATGTTAAAGAAAAATCTATTTTAATACCTGCTAAATAATCAGGGTCGCTTTCAGTATAAAAGGTTATTGGCATATTATCACTTGCTATCCAATTATAAATTGGGTCTCTTAAACTAGCAACCATATCCTGACCTACTAAAGTCATATCACTTAATACTTCTGTTTCGTTTGTTTCTTCCATTAGCATCCTATCCATTACATAGATAGAAAAATTGTATTGTATTTGCTTTGCTAATATTTGAGCATCAGTTAAAGTAAAAAACATAGCAGGGTAAGTTACCTCACCATTACTTAAACGTTCCCAAACATCACCAAAATAAACAAACTTAATTTGCTCGTGATTGTTTCCGAATGTTGTTATTTGCTTTACTATTTGATTTAAGGTCATTCTTTTTTGTTTTTTCTAAATAAACTTTTAGCTTATTTTGATTCTTAATGTTTGCTTCTTTGCTCATATTAACATCCTATTTTACCCTGATACTTTTCGGCTAGGTTTTTATTCTCATAACAACTGCCATCTTCCAAATATAAAGATGAAGTGTATCCTTCTAAATCAGGTACTATGGTATCAATACCACTTGTAAAGTTTAAATATTCAGGGAACAAAGTATTATTCTGTCTTAAATATTTAATTACTCTTTGTTTGTAAAATTCTGCTCGTGTTCTATATCTATTAGCTACGTCAATCATATCCTGCATTGAAGGATTTTCTGTATTATCCCCCGACTTTCTTAATAGACCTTTGTTATAAAATTGATATGATAACCCCATTGGAAGTTCACTCATAACATAATAAATTAAGCAATCTGCTAAATAATTATTTAAAAGTATTACTTCGTTAGCGTTTAAATCGTTTGCAGTTATACCTGCTTGTAATCTATTATATAATGTACTTCCTAAAGTAGGTAATATATACATATCCTGTGCAGTCTTTATTTCAGGCAATACTAATTTCTCATCTACATTAGCGTGTAATCCTGTTCTATCTTTTATACCTTGTACAGATATGAATAATGTATTTAATGACATTTCTTATTTTTTTCTTGTTACTACATTTGTTTTCCACTCGTGGCGACAAGATTCACTTGCTACCCCATTGTCATTCCACCATCCGCCTCTCCTATCCCAAACTGAATATCCTAATCTTGCACTCATTGATTCAATATCACTTCTACTATATAGTTTATTTGCACCTAATAAAGCCTTACAAAAAGGTCTACTATTAGTTATATCTGAATCATTAAATCCTGCAATCCAATCATAAGAATAACGAACTAAAATTTCAGTTGTTTGTGGCTTTGTATCACCTACTGCCTTGCTCAATGGTTGTGTTAACTCTCTAGATACTTCAATATTACTATTGATTCCTTTACCTATTTTAGTTTCTTTAACCTTTAATATTTTTCTATCTTCTAAATCTTTTAATATACTTTTTATATTATTTACATCTTCATCTAAAACTTCTGATAAAACTTCAGGAGTAATGTTCTTTTGTTTAGCTATTTGGTCAAGTATATCTGATTCTAATTGAGTAACATCTGCAAACATATAAAAATCTGTTTCATCATTAAAACGCTTTTTAGATTTCCAAATGTTATAACTTTCTTTATCCTCACCAAACTCCATAAATACTCCAAAGTCTTGTGCTGCAAATTGTGCATCTAATTCTTCTGAACCTAGCCAAGTATTTACTTCTTCATCACTTAAAGCATATCCTGTTTTAAGCATTGCTACTGCCTGTTCTCTATTAATCTTACCTTTTGTAAACTCACGAATAATACGCTGCATATTCTGCCACTCACGACCTTTTAAACCTTTGATATGTTCATTAACAGATAAGGTTTGTGCAGGTGCACTTGCATCTTGTACAGGTGCATATTTGGTCATATCAATTCCTATCTTTTCTAATACCCATTCTTTTGGAGCAACTGAAACTATTGTTTGCTCACTAAAATCTATTCCTAATGGTTCAGTAGGTATAATCTTAATCTCACTTGTAACACCTTTTAATTTAGCTAACATATTAAATACACTTTCTAGGTGCATCTGTTTAGCATTAACATAAGTGTTTTTAAATATTTCATAGCCATCTCTCATTTCAGTTCTAGTTCCTAATGAACCTGCTTGAGCAATACCCATAATGGAAGGGGTAGTAACTTGATGCCCACTAAAAATATTAGTTTGTATTAATTCATCAACTCTGCTAAAATCTTCTTTGGTTAAATCACTTGTTCCTAAATCATCTACGACAGGCTTCCTAGATATGTCATTAACAAAAGCAATCATATATTTTTTGCCATCAGCACCACTATAAGTCTTTCTTAATCTATTATCTACATTTCTTTTTTCTTCATCATTAGGCTCACCATTTGGTAAGGTAATAAGTTTACTAGCAGAAAACCCTGTTTGAGCATTACCTAAAATATGTTTAGAAACCTCAATATCTGATTCAATATAATTTAAAGCAGCAAAGTAACTAGGCAATCCATAAATACCTATGTTTGGTCTATACTCTTTTATGTATAGAATTTGTTTACCTATTGGTTGTTTAGGATTAAAAGCAGCAATAACATCAGGCTTAACTTTGTTATCCTTCCAATCTTCTTTATACCAATACTGCGTATTATCTTTATTCGTGCGTATCTTAACATAATCACAATGCCAAATCTCTGCTAAATTACCTGACATATCCCAAATAACTTCCATATAAGCACCACCAAATATCTCAATGTCTAAAGATATCTTTCTAGTTAAATCATCTAAAGATTCAACTCTATTTGCTTTATCAATAAACGCTTGAGCATCAGCCTCACCACTCCAACCATTACCTGTAATGTAGTGAACCTTGCTTTTAATAATTGCACTATGCTTTGATGACTTATTGTATAAATCAACTATATATTCAGGGTAATCATTATTTTCCCCATATTTTATGTAGCCGCCATCAATACCTTTCTTCTCTTTGAATTCAGGCTGCCTAGCTTCTGCGAATGTTAATACTCTTAAATCTATCATTGTCTAATTGTATAAGTGTCTGTTGTTGTAAATTGATTATATGTTAAGGTACTACCTGAAAGCCACATAATGCCTGTTTCTAGCTTATTTAAGCCACTAGGATTTGTGTTGCTAGTACTTGCTTGTTCATATATCTCGTATGTGTATTGCCCTTCTAAAGCAGTATTAAAATTAGTATTAGTTACAATGCTAAATTCATTATATCTATCCTTATATAAACTTGTATCTGTTGCGTTTAATTTAACAAAACTAATAACTACATTGCTACTTCTATTAGTAAACACGAATAGATAGTTTGGATTAGTCAATAACTGCTTTTCAGTTAATGTTAACACAATAGTATTTGTTTCACCTTTTGTCAAATGTATCATTACTAATATATAGGGAAATAATGAATGTTTGCAAAATAGTAATCTAGTTCTAATTTGCATGAAATATTCGGAAAAATTCATGCAGATTTGCTAAATTCGGAAGTGGAACTCGGACAATATCCGAATTAGTGTCACCAATTTATCTAATTATGTAACAAAGTGATGGGTAATTCGGTTAATTGTTGTAACATTATTAGGGCATATATGTTACTGATTTATATGGACTTGTAGCAAAATTTGTTAATTGTTTAAATTGGGCTTGTTAAATGTCGGTAGTAATACTACCCTATTAGCAAAAAATGTAAACTATGCAAATTTTGATAGTGTTCATTAATTTCGGTAAAATAACTTATATTTGTAATGAACAAAATATTAAAATTATGATTAAGTTACTTGAGTTTATTAAGCAAAATAAATTTGTTCTATACAAAGATGGTAAATGGTATAGTACAAAAGATTTTCCTGCAATCTTTTATGATGAAATTGAATTAATTAAACTATTTAACGACAGTCTATGATATGTACTAAATGTAAAATTGAAAAAGACAATTCTTTATTTAGGATTAGACTTAATTCAAAATCAGGTTTTCAATATTGGTGTAAAGGTTGCGAATATCAGGCTAACAAAAAACGGTATATTGCAAAACCAAAGCGTATTGTAATACCAAAAGAAAAAGATTCAATAAAACTAGATGCATTAAAAAGGATGTTAAAATTTAGGTATAATATTACCCATCAAGAATATACTGAAATGTACCACCTACAAAACCATTCTTGCAAGATATGTAATACATCTAAATCTTTAGGAGGGGGAAATGGATTGCAAGTTGACCATTGTCATAGAACAGGAAAGGTAAGAGCCTTATTATGTCCTAATTGTAATACATTATTAGGTAGTTGTAATGATAATATAGATATATTAGAATCTTCTATTTTATATTTAAAAGAACATAGCCAATAAATGAACTGTCCGATTTTTTAGGATAGTTGTATTATAAAATCTTGTTGTACCTAAATTATAAAGTCAAGCTATTAGTTGACAACACCCCCCCCTGTTGTCAAGTTATTACTTTACTCAATGGAGTGAGTAATTTTACTCAATGCACTTCATAATGTGCAATTAATGACACATATTGCCATCATTAGTGTCATAAAAAGGACTTTATGGTTGATGTTACCGACATTAATGTCGGAGACATACGCATATAGATACAGATATATAGAGATATTTACGCATAAAAAACCCCCACCTATAAAAATAGGCAGGGGAACTAACTATGAAAAACTACAAACCTAACCTGCGGTTGTTAGAGCAGCAGCTACTGTACTATTTACTTCAGGAGATAAGCTAGGCTCTGCTCCTGTAAATGTTAATGTATATCCACTTCTATCACCTTCAGCAGTACCTGTTCCTGCACTACCTGCAGTTAAGTCTAATGCTCTTGATTTTCCTACATACCAATACTTACCATTGTTGTCTTTAGCAACTGCGACAAGTCTATTCTGTGCCAATAACAAGATTTCATTTCTTGTATTCGCTTGTAACTTATTTAAAATTATTGTCAATTCAGGGGTAAAATATAAAGTACCATTTTGAACATTTGATGCTACATTCTCTGTAAGCATTGAAGTTCCTTTGGTTAACTCATATTTATAAAACCTCTTACCTGTTGCTTTTACTAAAGCGGTAATTACACCACTAGCTTCGGTTGTTGAAGTTACATCTGAACTTGCAATAAAATAAACCTCCGTAATTCCACCTAAAGAATCACGACAATCTAGGGTATACCCCTGTGTTAATGCACACGCCATTTTTGTTTATTTTATCTTATTAAAAAATGGGGAGTATATTTCAACTCCCCTTATAATTAAATTGCTACCTTAACGATTTCATCAGGGAAAGCTACATTCACACCCATTTTGAACTCTGCTGCAAAACGAACTTCATCAGCCTCTTTTGCGAAGAAAATTTCAAACTTTTCTTCTTCGTTCAATAAATCTGTACCCAAGAACAAGTTGCTTAAACGCATTGCATAAACATCATTTGTTCCGTTTAATCCTTGTAAAGCTACTACTTTAATAGAAGTACCCGGAAGTACAAATTCAGAATCTGCTTTAACATCAATTGAATATTGGAACATATTAGCGTTCTTCAATGCAATAGTGTAAGTTCTAAAAGTATCTTGACCACAAACGATAACCATATCATCAGCAGCTACTACTTTAGCAGGGATTGCTTTGTAAACACCATCAAATAAGCTAACGACATTAGCTGCAGTGATAGAACTCAAAGGAGCACCTGAAATAAATCCTGATACATTCGCATCAACTACACCACTTGCAGCACCGATTAATTTGATGAAACCATCAAACTTATTTAAGTTACCATTAGCAGAAGCAGTATCACCTTGCCATAAAGCAGTCTCTAATTGAGAAGCAATTGTTTTAGCTTTTCTATCAGAATAGTCTTGCTCAAAAGGAATTGAATCATAAGTTGAACCTGTTGGTAAAGCCTTTTGTAAGTATTTAGCTTCTAATGCTTTAGGGCATAATGCTTCTTGTACTTTGATTTTACCTACTGTTACAGTTCTTTGTGTAAAAGAAGTTGTACCTGATGCGTTCCATCCGCAAGTACCACCTGCTTGAAAGAAAGCATCTGTATCCATAATGTTGATAGTTTCTGCTGATTTAACACCGACCATAACATTACCTACACTTTTAATAAGGGCAGCAGTTTTTGCACCTAATACAGATGAAGTCACTAACTGTGCTTCGTTTTCTTTTGTATAGTTGCTTAATGTACTAATTGAAAATGACATTTTTTATAAATTTATTTGTTT